ATGTCGGCGTAGGTCGTTTTGTCCGTGTTATTAGTACCGGACTCATTGAATTTCAAATGACCATCGATCAGCGGATCGCCATTACCATCAAAAAACTGCGTGAATGCATCGATTATGCGCGGCATTTATTGGCTCCTATTCAGTAAATCGCGCATTGATTCAAATGCGCCAAAATCGTCAATCCCTCTGGCCTTCTTGACAGCCTCGCCGCCAAGCTCAAAGCCACGATCTACAAGACCGCCGCGCGTTGCGCCTTCTCTGGCTCCTTGTTTAAGGGATTGCTTGATCTGCCCTGCAAAGCTACTCCCAGCGGTCGTCCCAAATCGATCATCAAGCGCATTAGCAAACCCCATAAGATCAGACACGCTATCGTCAAACTTTCCGCCAAGACTTTTTGCAACTTCATCCGCTCTGACAACAGAGTCGCGTATTTGGATTCTGCTATCTGCGTTACTCAATATGCGTCGCAGTTTCGTTCCCAAAACACTTGATGCGCTCGGATCGAATAAATCATATTTCTTCCCTACCACATCCTGCATATCCTCCATTACGCCTAGCGATTGACTTAGAACATCATTGACTCTTGCGTAGTCGCTATCTACAGCTCGTATTGAGTTGTTGAGCTCTTTTCGCAGCCCCATTAAGACCCTGCGCCCCTCGTCAGACAGCCCTCCATCAAGGCGCTTATTAAAGTCGATAAGGTCATCTAATTGGCGTTTTACGATGTGGGCGCGGTAAGCGTCAGGCGTCTCTGACTCTGAGAGCAGATCAATGGCGTCCTTTATCGCCTTTTGCGACCGCTTATTCTTTGAAATTATAGACCCCTTAAAATCTAACACTGGCACGCCAGCATCACTGATTTCTTGCTTAACGCCAAGATTTTCTAATGAATCATCGAGCTTTCTAAGAACGCCCTGCCGGTCAATTTCCTTGCCTTTCAATTTTGTTTTTGCAATATTGTTTAGCTCGTTACGAGCGTCAGTCGCCTTATCTCTTATATAGCGCAACCTGCGCATTACGGATTTACCGGCAACGTCTGTAGGCCGTATCTTGTCGGCAAGGCTGCTGTTTTTCTTTACGCGCTCCATAATGTTGAGCATTTCACCCATGTTCTTCTTGGTAGCCTTATTGGCCGTTTTAACCATCTGAACATCGCCAGGCAAAAACCCTTGCGTCATGGCTCTTGCTCCAAGAGCATCGCCCTTTACTTCGTCCCCCGCCAACCTGAGACCTGCGAGGGCGTCATCACGCGAGCCTGATCTTAATTGCTGCTTTAATGCTCGCTCTGCGGCACCTTTCGCGCCCATTCTTGGAGCGTCACCCGTTAAGCTTGGCAGAATGTTTTTATTCGCAACCTGCGGAATCATGGATTTTGACTCCGGGGTCAAGTTCTCGTAGACAAGCCCTTGCTTGTTGAGCTGTTTCCTCAGTGCTTTTGTTGGTGCTCCTGCGTCATCTATCAGGCGCGTCCCTTTTCTGAGCTTGTTAAGCCCTTTAAGGCCAAACACTTCCATCGCAGCGTAAGGGGCTGAATAGGTCGCTGTAGCAAGAGCCGGGGAGCCCGTTTTTTCAAGAATAAACTCGCCTGCCGCACTCATCGGCGCGTCAATCGCCTCTCCTATAGGGGCCAAGGTCTCTCCTACTCCCCTCAGACGCTCCTGTCCTGTCTCGGTGCGCGGCTCATAGGTCATAGCCTCTCTAACTTGCTGAATCCTTTCCTCTCCGGCTTCCGGTCCGCTGACGGCTGTTTCGGCAAGGCCAGCGAGTCCGGCTACTGGTTCCGCGACGATGCCGGAGGCCACCGACCCCAAGGCTTCTAGCGACCCTATGATCGAGTTTTGTTCGGCGGCATCCTGCGCAGGCGCTGCCACTTGCTGCACCGACTGCCGCTCTGGCTGTTTCTGCGCCATCAGTTGCTCAATCCTGTCCATAGCCGCAGAGGCCGTTTCGCGGTCTCCGCGCTGGTCGGCCTCCCTGGCAAGCTGCTTAAGTTCGTCAATCTGACTCATTGCCCTAACAGCCTTTGTCTGCGTTGCTCGTAAGTTTCTCTATTGCCAGTTTGCTCTTCTTGCTGGCCGGCGTCCTGAGATGCTTGGCGGTCCTTCATCCTAAGATAACCGGCCTGCGTTCCGCCTTGGTCGATAAAATCAACCTGCTCCTTGATTGATTTTTGAAGCTTCCGCATGCCTTCACGGCGAGTTTCTAGCCACTTTCTAAGCTCAGGGGGCGGAATGTCTGGCATCGCAGTCTGCTGAACAATCCTAAGTTCTTTCTCTGACAGCGCACCAAATGTTGCGCTATTTAAAACGTCCAAAGCCATAAGGTTTCTGACCTGCTCAAGTCGTTTTGTCTGCGCCCGAATAGTAGGTGTGAACCTGTTGATAAGTGGCCCGCTTTGCGCGCCGTCGTCTAAAGCCCCAATGGCCTTGTCAATATTCCCGATCCCCTGCTGAAGCTCTGCAACCCGCTTAAACCCTTCATCAATCACTTTGGCTCGATTTGCGCCCGTCATTTCAGCAAATTTCTTACGCTCTCTGATTGTTGCCTCTGATTTTGCAACATCTTCAGTTGTTCCTTCTCTTGCGATCGTTTGAGCCGCAGAGCCAGTCGCCCTCGGATCAAGCCCAGCTTTAATTCGCCTTGCTTCTTCTTGATCTTCTTGGCTCATGCCTGAAATAAGCGACTCAAATTCTCGCTGCGAGGCTGACTTTATTTTGTCGCGCCCAGCCTGTGAACGTAGGTTTAGCCGCTGCTGGGTCGAGAGGTCTAACATCTGAACCCCAACAAGAGCCCTCTGTCGATCAGCGTCTGACATATCCAGCAGTTCCATTGTGTCGCGTGGATCGCGCCCCTGTGCCTTCAGGGTTGCGGCGCGCTCCTCGATTGCCCGGTTCTGCTGTTCTCTTGGGAGGGTTTGGATGCGGGCAGCAAAACGCGAAGCCTCGGCGCGCTTGGAAGGTTCGTCCATGCCCATTTTGGCAAGCGCCTGCTCAGCAACGAACGGATCGATTTCACGCGCACGGCGAGCCATTTCTTCTTGCGTCATGCCGGCCTGCTGAATTGCCGGGTCTTCTCCAAGCCCTAGAGACTGCTGGGCAAGCTGTTGCTGCTGTGCGGACTCCTGTCCCATCAATCCCCGAATCTGACCCAGCGCGTCCTGCTGGCGCTTTTGCTCCATCAAATTTCGGATGTTCGCTCCCTGCGAAAAGCCGCGTCCAAACCCGGCAACATCGGGCCGCTCGAAGAACTGACTGTAATTGAGAATAGCCATGAGATCTCCTACATGAACCCGGCAACAAGGCCGCCGATGTCCAGTGCTGTGTTAAATATCCGTGACCGCTGAGCTCCTTGCGCCATAAGCCCTCCGGCGCGGGCCTGACCTATATTGCCGTACTGGCCTCCTATCCCCTGGGCCAAATTCTGCCCAAGATTAACCGTGCTGGAGGTTGCTCCCATCCCCATTCCGGGAACGCCGCCAATTGGCCCGCCTCCGGCGTTAACACCGCCAATGCTGCCAGTTGCCGCATTAACAGATCCGCCACCGATACCCCTGAGTCGCTGTATCTGGTCTGAGAGGTCCTGTTGAGCGAAGCCTAAAGCCTGCTGCTGTAGGGCTTCCTGGACTCTTGCCCCACCAAGCCCGCCTGTCGCAGAAGCATTCCTAAGAAGGGCTTGTTCGGCCCGCTGGCGCTGGAAATCCACCCCGGGCCCGCTTGATATGCGGTCGATCGCCTCCTGCTGAGCCTGCGGCCCCAGAAGACCCGTTAAGGCCTGCTGTTCTTCGAGAGACCGAACGCCTGCGCGCTGCGTCTCAAGCCCCATCTGCTGGGACTGGCCGCGAATATCAATCTGGTTTTGAAGGTCGCCAAGACGGATTCCCTGCGCCTCAAGCTGGTTTCTTGTAGCTTCTTCCTGTGCGCTAAGCTGGCCAGGAAGCGTGCCAAGTCTTAGCCTCTGGGCCTCAAGCTGGTTCCGTTGGGCCTCCTGCATCCCAGGCAAAGCCGCGATTTCCGCTTCACGGAAAGGCTGGAGGTTCTCTTGCCCAATATCGAACTGGCGACGATATTCTTCTATGGCCTGTTGCGCGGCCTGCTGCTGGGCTTGTGATGCCTGCTGAGCAGCTTGTGTTTGCTGGTTAACCCCGGTTATATCACCGATAAAATTTGAGACAGGATCAACTATGCTGCCTAGCGTTTCTGTTGCAAAGCTCATTGTCTAGCCTCCAGCCATTCTTCGATCTGCGCACGGGTGATCCCGATATACCGAGAGCCATAAAGTTCCCCGTCTTTGATAACAGATTCCGGGGAGAACCCTTCGCTCTTGAAGCCTACCTTTTTCGTAAAGTTGTACAGCTTACGATTGTAGTCTGGAATGGTGGCAATCAGCTTATTAATCTCCTCAAAGGATAGCACAATCTTGTAGAATATCGCCATCATCTCCCTCGCTATGTGCCTGTAAGGCCTCAACAAATAGGGGTGGTGGCGCAATGTGACTGTGTTTTCACGCTGCATCAATATTACTCCTGCCAGGTCTTTCCCGGCGTAGACCAACAGCCATTGGCTGACGTCATCGTTAAACGGGGTGAATTGTTCCGGCGCAATATCGCCATCGACAATCTCCTCCCATATATCCGGCATGGCGACAACCGCCTTTACTGTCAGCATGTCATCCGTCGGGACTATACTAATATCCATCCCTTCGTCCTGTCGCCTGAAATCTCGGCGTCTCGCTTAACGTATAAGACGGAACCGCTCGCTGCGGATTGGTCAACAAACAATCTACCTGGGGCAGCATCAAATATCCCCTCTGGCGAGCCAGAACCTATAAGCGGCTGCAAGTCGGTTATGATGTCAATCCACCGGCGAAACTCGTCTGTCTCGCTTGCATTCTGGGATACTGTCTTTGGTGATGGGATCATTGCGTTGCCCTTAATCTAAATCCTATCAAGACTTTTTTAACAGGGTCAGATATGGATAGCTTAAATACAGCAAATCTAGGGAACCTGCCAATATTGAACCAAATGGCTCTTTGGTTGTATTTCCCTATTTCACCCATTGACCTTTGGCGCTCATAATCAAAAGTTTTTCCGTCACGCGAGACGCTTAGCGATATTTGCGGGTCTGCCACTGCTGAGTTCCCGACGCCAGATTCTACAGTCGCCTCGGCAGACTTCACTTTTATATACTCTCCCTGTCTCGACAGTGGCGGGGTTGTTATATATGAGCTAATTGCAGAGCCATACTCAGTGTAAACGTCAGATGTTAGCTGGCCTATTCTTCCGTCATGGTTGTCGCCAACAAGTATTCTCCCATAAGCCGAAACGAGAGAGTTAACACGCCACCGGCGCTGTCTTTCGTCAATGGTTGATTCACGCTCATGCCATTTCTGAGATACAGAGTCATAGATTATTGTGAAATCAGATATTGTCCAGCCGACAAAATAAGCTCCCTTATCGCCGTAAACGAACCCAAATGCCTCGTCAATTTCTGAGTCGGTAAACTCGGCTAATTTGTTGTCTATTGCTGTCGTGGAGAGCTTTTGATAGTTATTCCCTGTAAATTGCCAGATTGCAGGAGACTCGTTAACGCCTCGACCAATCATCATGAATGTATCGCTCGCCAGAACCAGGGAAAATGGAGCAGAGCAGCCCTTGTTCATGAACACGCTAGAGCGGATGAACGGGAAACTTGCACCTGACGGCCTGTTGTCAAATCCCTCGGTTGTCTCGGAGCCGGTGATATACAGGCGGTTTTTGTGGACAACAGGAGCAACAATCAAATCAGGATCAACCTCTGCCGTACCAAAGTCCAGCGCGCTCCAGCTTGTCCCGTCATTCAGTGCGGATATAATCCACTTTTTTGAGTCTGTTGTAACAGCAAAATAACCGTCTATGTACACGACGTACTGCGGGGTGCCATTAGCCGTAAAGTCTGGGTCTGTAATCTCTGCAAACGGGGTTCCTGCGTCTTCATCGTAAATATAACCGCTGCCACCAGGGACAAGGATTATAAGCTGCTGCCCATTATCGGCCATAGAGACTCGCCCAGTTCCGCTAACAGCGCCAAGCGATGTAGTGCTAAAACTTTCGTTTAGCTCGGAATCAATCGTTCTATCGAGACTGTATAGATTCCCGCCATTGACAAAGTATGGTATGCCGTTTTTAACGTGCGCGCCTCTGTTTATATGCTCAAAATCCCCGGTCGTCGTTAGCTGCTCTATTCCTGGCGCACCAAACAGGTTTTCAGGAGACAGGGATTGAGATTGGGGTATATTCGGATAAAAATTAACGCACCGCTGAGCGGATATCGGCAAAGACTCCGACTCGTAAAACCCTGACGCGATTGGTACATCTATAACCGGCATTAGTCGCTAATCACTATTGATGCGTAAGAAACGAGAATATCAATAGCATCTGTCTTATTCTCAACAAATAGCTCGTAATAATCCCCGTCTGAGGCAGTATTGTGCCAAGCCTGAGAGATTCTTGTCGGCGCGCCAGATGATATTGTTGCCGCCGCAACTGAATTTGATATAACGGACCCGTTTTTAGCAAGATAGACGGCAATGCTTTTGTTCGTTCCGCTGACAGGCTGTATGGTTATCGCATACGTGATAACAAGGTCCCTGTCTCTCGGGGCGTCAAGGGTAATTCGCCCTGCCGTTGTAACGGTTGTCCGCGCTGAGTGCTGGATATTCCATGTGCCGGAAATTAGCGTTGGCGTGTTTGCCGCGCTGATGGCCGTGTTTGTTGCGTTTCCGACAAGCGATGCGTGGCCGATCACGTGCGAGTCCTGAATCTCCTCGTTAGCGACAAATTGCCACCTAACATCATCAATGGTAATTGTTGATAACGGTGATCCGGCCCCTGTAAAGTGGCAGTCAAGCATAGTAGCAATGCCGTCGGAATTGATATTTGCAGAGCTTGCCGCACCGTCAATAAATGCTGTTCCAGCGGCCAGATCGGCAAATACTGACTTTATGGAAAGCCCGTCAAATGTCGCTGTTCCAAGGTCAATCATTGTTCCGCCGCTGAGTGTTGGCTTGCTATCTCGGAATAATAAAACGCCGTTACTGCCTGCGAACTTGAACCCGTCTGTAGCCATGCTGCATTGACTTGATGATATTTGCATCCCAGCAAAATCGCTAATTGTCCCGGCGTCATCAGCATTAATCTTGCAGCCCAGCATTTCCAGTATTTCCGCACCTGTCCCGGATGAGCTGAACAATGTGCCTGATAAGCACTTCAAACCAATATTATCAAAAACCCAGCTAGCGTTTGACGCTGTGAACATGTTTCCTGTTCCGGTGTACTCAAGCGTCACAGTGTTTGAATCTCCGCCAGACACGGTTGTCCCATTACCAAGAATAAACCTGTTGGACGTGCTGATACTTGATCTGATTAGATATTCCGTATCATCTGCAAGGGTAATCACTCCAGAGGATGCAGAAGGGAAATCTGATATGCTATTGACAATAATTGTTGAGCTTGACGCAACGGCTCCGGTTGCCGTTATTTGAATTATCCCGCCTGCGGCAGAAATACTAATCCCAGACCCGGCTTGCAATGAGCGAAATTGCGGAGAGTCAGCCGATAAGTCATCTATAAGCTCGATGCCGGTCGTGTCTTCTGTAAAATTATGCTCCAGTGTTACGCCGTTCTGCGGAGAGACTGAGGCTTTTATGCCGCTTCCAGGTTCAAGGTTGCGGATATTATTTACAGAGCCGGAGATATTGAGAACGGGAACACCCAGAGGGTCTCCGTCCTGCTCAATAGACCCAGTAACGCCTAAAGCCGCAAGAAAGTCTGACAGGCTGATCTTGTAGTTTGTGCCGCCACTGACAAAAGACAGATACGACCCGCTTGGCAGGGACGTTTTAGCAAGAAAATTGCTGATCTTGCGATCGTTGCTCTGGTTGCTCATGTCCCATCCTCAAGGCTAATCGAGCCATTGGTTTCTGCCAGGATTGTATCCTCAAGATCATTGTAAAACAGATCTGTCCTGTACCCGCTCTCTTGGTTGCCTGAACCAATAGGCAGTGTCGGAGGGTATTCGGATTGCGCAATCGTGACTGCAAGTTGTGCGAGTTGTGAAATTGCGGCCCTGACGTCCATCATCAATGACTGAGGCGGGTTGCCTTCACTGTAATTGCGCCATAGCCGGTTAGACAGCAGGATCACGACGCTATCCAATGCGCCGTCAGGGATCGTTAATTCGCTATTGAAATTTGATACCTCAGTAAACCCTAAATCAATCCCTTTCGCATCGAGCATCGCCATCATGCGATTGAGCGTTCGGACTGAGTAGGTCGCGTCGGATGCTTCCACTGGGGCCTCTGCGCCAAGCACTGTTATCTCTTGTAGCGCATCCTTGATTACATCGCCAGCGGTAGCCATTTGTTAGCCTTTGTGTTTGGGAGGTCTGCCGCGCCTTTTAACGGGCTCCTCGTCTTTACGTTCCGGTTTATCTGCCCGTTTCCAGCCCATTTTCTCACAGGCTTCGACAGTCTCGGGAAGATCGTTGGTCTCTATTTCAGAGCCCGTTGGCCGAATCCATCTCATGTGAACTCCTAAGAGTGAGGGGGACCAGGCCCCCTCGGTTAGGTTTAAGCGTTGCCGTAGCCGTGCCCTGCAAAGAACGGATTAAGTACCGCATAAGCAGGCCGCAGGTCAATACGGACCGTCTGGCTGTTGGCGTCACCATCGGCGTATTTGGAGGTACGCAACTGGAGGCCGTCTGCACTGGTGTAGATAGTGTCAGTGCTGTACAGCTTCTTGATCGGCACAGAGGCGATAGCAAAGGCATCGGGATGCCAGAACATATTCGGCTTGTACACGGTCGAAGCAGACCCCAGCAGGGTCACAACATCACCTGACACAGGAGCAGAATCAACAGTATTGTGACCACCAGAAGCCTCGTACACGGCCGGACCAGTGACCACGATGTCGCCAGTGCCAGTACCGCTCAGGGTCACATCAGCCGTCACAGTAGCCCGGAACGGAATTGAAGCCCCGGTCTCATCGACTGCGGTGGTCTTGGTTGATTGGTTGATGGAGTACCGACCAGTAATCTCAATGACTTCGCCCGCCTTGATGTCCAGATCGGCCTGGAAGCCGCTGACTGACAGGGTTTGTGTCATTGAATCTTTGGCGGTGACGTAGGTTACATCGGGGTTTGAAGCCAGCGCACCCACACGGTCCGCGCCTGTCTGGGTTGTATAGCTACTCAGAGAAGTTGCGGACATTACCTGAAAACCGGCGAAGTTTTCGGTCAGGGTTGCCCGCTTCAAAGCGGTGCTGGCTTCAGGGTTTACCCCTAGAGACCGCTGCTCGTTAGACAATGCAACCTGCGAGTACGGATTCAGGGCATAGCACCACGGCTTGCTCATCGGTACGCCGATGGAGTTCATCAGAGCGCCCGCTTTTGCTACGTCCTGCCAGGTGTTAACAGGCTGATCAGGGTCGCCAGAAGCCAGGCCACTGTTGATCATCATGTAGTTAGCGAAATCGACTTCGAGGTCTGTGACGATACGCCGGGCGATGTCATCCCAGAACCGGTCTGCATCTGTCCCCATTTTCAGGGCCTCATCGGCTTCGTTAAAGTCCACGCCTACAGTGATGTAGTCCTGAACAGTAGCGGTGGCCTTGCCCGTTACGATGTCGCGCTTGTTGGCGGAAATATCACCTGCCGAACTGCGATATGACTGATAGTCAGTCGGACGTTTAATATCGACATTATCGCCGGTGTTGGGATCGAACGCGCCCTGGAAAAGCTGCGTGTTCACGTTTTTTGAAATCACACGCTCAGACTCGAAAGCCTCCGCGACTTTCATCATCACCTGACGCGTGAAGTTACTTGCAAAGTTATTAGCCATTTTTGCACCTATTCAAATTTGGCACCTCTCAGGAGCGGGCTTTCGCTTGTTGTTGGCCCATTTCCTGACAAGACCTCGACTGGATCGGGGGCTTGCGATGCCTGCGGTTTCAATTTAGAAACGGCTGGCTTGATTTCATCGCGCAGCATATAAGCCGCCTCGATCACACTTTTCCCGTTCAGATCCTCCAGCTTCATTGGGTTCGCTGCAAGATACTTCGCGATCAAAGGCCCTTCTGGGTCACGCATTATCTGCTGGCCCATCTGGGGATCGATGCCGATCGTGTTGATCACATGCTCGGCCTGGCTCAATTCTGTCTCAGAAACACCCAGAGACCTTGCATTGCCTGTGTACTCGGAGAGTAGCTCCTCATACTGGCGCTGCTTGGCCTGCTCCGTTTCTCTCTGTTTCTCCTCAGCCTGTTTCTGCTCCCACTCTTTCTGAGCTTGCAGGCGGGTTTGTTTTGCAATCGCTTCATCTCGGGCACGAATAGCAGCTCGAAAATCATCGTCCGAATCGTAGTCATAGTAATCTTTGACCTCCGGTACGGTGACATCGGCACGCTCTGCCTCGGTCGCCTTTAGCTTCTCCTCAAGCTCGCGCTTCTCAGCCTCCAGTCGCTCCGCTTTACGCTCGGCTTCCTTCATCTGGAAATGCTTCTTGTTGATCGCTTTTTCGGCATTGCTCGATAAAGCCTTCTCGGATTTCTCCTGTTCCGATTCAGTAGCAGGGGCTAATTCTGCTTCGCCCTCCTCTGAGTCTTCGGATGAAACTTCCTCATTCTCGATAACTTCAGATTCGGCGGATTGCGCGTCAGGCGCTTGTAGCTCGTCTGTCATGTGTTCACCTTATAGGCTATAGCCGCGAGTGGGTCGCGTACCCATTTCTTCAAGTATATGCAAAAATTCAAATATTGCAATATTAGGACATTCCCTCTTGTGCGTCGTTCACAATCTCTGCCTGCTCTGAGAATGTCTCGGCAGCCTGCGGGGAAACCACGGCGTCAGCACCCATCGCCTCTCTGATACCTTTCATGGACTCAACAAGGGATCGCAAGGTATCGGCCTGCTGCTTCTGTTGCTCAAGCATCATCTTCATCTGGTCTTGCTGGCTTTTCTGCTCAAACCTTGCCACATCAAGCTGATATTTCTGCTGGTCGTGAATTATATTGGCCTGGCGCTCCTCTGCCTTGGATTGTGTATCGGCTGTCTGCGCCTGCGTCTGGGCGATGATTGCTTGGTCCATTACAGACGGCCCCTGCTGCTGCTCGGCCTGGGCCTGCGCTATCATCTGCTGCGCCTTCTGTTTCTCCTCGTCGGTCATCTGACTGTCAGGGATTAAACCGTTCTGGAACAACTGCTTTCTCATGCGCTCAGCCATAGCCGACATGCCTGGGGCTTGAGTATTATTGAGCAGGATATCCGCGCCCATCTGGAGAATTTCAGGCGAGATTTGAGCCATTTCTAGGAAGGCCCGCTGCGTCTCTTGCTGACGGTTCTTGAAGGCCGGGCCAACGTCGCAAACAACATCATATCGCCCTGCTCTCACGTCATTGAGCTGTACAAGTTCGCCAGTCTGCTCGTCTAGCACCCGATCGTTCAGGGTTTCCATGCTGGTCTGTCCATCCTCCCCAAGAATACGGACAGTTCTTCGGGTGTCGTATATCTTCGGAATGGCGTCTATTAAGACTCTGGCCGTCTGTGTGATGCCGATTTCAACAGACTTGAAGTATTTGATTGTGCTGTTGTCGCCTTTGTTCTGCTGCAACTCAATGGCATAACCGGACTGATTCGGAGCATCCCCCTGATTTGCCGCGAATATACCGGAGCCATTGATGATGTTTTGCGCCATGTCCTGTGCGGTCTGCTGGAGGCCGGGGGTAATTTGTGCCCCACCCTTCTGGCCTGGGGCTGGCTGGCCGTCCACATGATTATAAAACTGAACTGGGTCGGCGTTGGTGTTCATGGTCGAGAGCTGCTTTTCATGCCCGGTAGCCTGCTCTTTGGTCATCCAGTATTTGACGCGGGGAGCCAATGCCCCCTCCTCAATCGCTCTTGATTGGGCATAATTGTAGACACGCTGGGCATCTTTGAGCTTGCTAATTGCCCCACGGTAAATAATCTTGTTTTCAGATATGGAGAAGTTCGCAAATATCGGGATAACCGGGATATAGGAAAACGGGGTTTCCTTGGCCTCATCGAGCCAATCCTGTCCATCAAAGTAGCGTGTCATGACCTTATGGCTTTTGCGCTTAGACCGCCGCTCCTCGGTGACGCCCTTCTGCTTTAGCTCCTCTACAACCTTCTGGAAATCCTCGTTATCCTCGTAAACCGAGCCGTCGTTCATCAGCACCATTTCTTTTGTGACGGGCTCTTTGTAAATCAGCTCACCGACAATGATGAAATCAGGCTTGTAGTAGTAAACGTCGCTGGTGGTTCTCTGCCCCACAGAATCCATCCTCCCATCCGGGAAGCGTTTTTCATACTCCTCCTTGGTCAGTGGGTGAAGAACCACAGCCCATCTCGCGTCGGACATATCCTGGCGCTCAGCGGCAGTATCAAACCACACGCGGTCAATGGCGTTTGAGATAGGACGAATGAATAGGTCTTGCTCGAATGAGTCTGTATCAGCCCACTCGGTCGTTACGCGCCATGCGGAAAATCCTGACTCGACCATCTTTCTGGCTGCGGGGTTGAACACAAGACTGGAAGCGTTAGAGATATTCTGGATATTTCGGATCATGCCGTTCATGACCTCTGCCACGTCTTCTGTCGCCTCGCCTCCTGCCGGTCTGACTCGAATACCAAACTCTGCCTGCTCAATCTCTCCGGCGATAGAGTCTACAACAGGGTTGCACTGATCGAACGTGTACCGTGGGCGATTTGTCATACGGGAGATGACTTCCGGCTCCCACTGCCCATCCTCTTTGTGCAAGAAATGGATATCTTCTCGGGCTATCTCGCGCTGGTCAAAGTCGGCGTCTTGCGCCTTTTTAAGCTCCGCATTAACTTTCTTTGCGTCTTTATAGTCCATACCTAGCCCCAGAGGGATTCAAATTGAATATCGACCGGGCTGGCATTCACCACCACCGGCGCGTCTTCGCTCATCATCAGGGAGTCTGCCAGGTTTGGCGACGGAAGATTGTAGGGCGATTTTTTCATTGTCACCTTATCCAGCACCTGAAATTTCCCGGTGCCGGTCGGTTTACGGGGGATAGAACAAACCTCCGCCCGCAACTTACTAAGTAGTGTAATAGATGAATCAATAGAAATCATCTTTTCCGGGTCAACATACACCCCCCGCTCCACGGCAAGGAATGTATTATAGAACCGATTCATCAAATCCGAGTAGCGTTGAGCGCGTCTGTTTAGAAATACGTCCTTGTTTTTCTTGCCGTTTATCGGCTCCTTCCCCTGAGCTAAAGGAAGATGGACTGATTCTGGGTTATCCACAGCCCCGGAGCCTCGAAACATATGGGCCTTGGTATGCTTTCCGGTGAGGGAATTGGATACCTGCTCCCTGATTCCTACTCCCATGCCGTCGCCGTCCCAGATGAACAGGTCGGCGTTATTGTCGATAGTGTAATCCAGCGCCCATCTGGCCCCGTCCATGAGCAGTCCTGTGTCATTTTCCTGAACGTCCAGCACAACAGAGCCATGCCGCAAGCAAAGCCCTTTCGGGTCTCCGCCGCCATCTGCCGGATCGTGGCTAACTACCTTCTGACCTTCCGGCTCAAATCCGAGTTTTTTATGTGCATCGATTGCGGCGTCAAACCATTCCAGCGGGATGATGGAGTTCATTACAGAGTCGTTGTGCGCGTTTTCCCAGATGGCATCATAGAGGGCGCGGGGGAGATTCTCATAGTCGTCCTGCCGCTCCTGCTCAAGCTCAGGCGGGAACCACAGATTGTCTCGCCAATTCACCTGCACGATCATAACCAGATCATCCTCATACCGGCCATGCTTTCTCAGCTCAGCCTCCGCCCGCTTGAGGTACTTCTGGGCGATGGCTCCAGTAGAGTGCCCCCAGTTCATGGAAATCCAGATTTCAGGCGGGTCGCCGTCTTCTGTATTATCCATCGCACTGGATCGGATTGATGGGGTCAAGACTCTCAAGCTCTCCTCTGAGACGCTCTCCCCTTCCTCAATCCACAGGCGCTTAACGCCCGTCAAGGACTTCAGGCTTGTGATGTTGCGGGCCAGGCCCTTGTAGAAAATATACCCGCCGGTTTCGGTGGTGATTTCAGTACGGGCCGTATGGAACCCTTCTGCTCCGAGGCGGTCGATTTCCTGTTTTAGGTTTTCGTGGACTGAATCGTCTATGGAGTTCTGGAACTCACGAGCACAGCAAACACGCTCACCTTTGTCGGCACACGCCAGCATGATGTCCGCGAATGCAGTAGACTTCTGAGAGCCGCGCCCGCCCACGGCAATCTTGATGCGTTTGGGCTTGGAGAGGAGCCAGGCTATCGGCTCGATAATCTCAAGGTCTACGCGGGCCATTATTCGTATTTACCGCCCCGGTTGATGGCTTTGGCCTGTCTATCGGCCTTGTCTTTGGTGCTGTGGCCGCCGCCGTCTGCAGGGTTGCCGTTCTTGCTCTTGGCTATCTTGCCGCCCGGCTCCAGAATTCTATATTTCCCTTTTCGCTTGGCGACGCTAACTGGCATCGTCGTCGCCTCGTTTGACTGGATGAATGTGCCATTCGTTCGGTGTCATCTTCTCGCCATCCGTGGTCATGTCCTGCTTATCTCGCCAGCCGTGGCGGTTCTTCATGTTGAAAATCCACGTAGTCGCGTTGAATCCTGGGATTTCTCCCTTGAGCCCTTTAAGCCCTATCCTCTCCCAGAACAGGCGGGATAATTGCTCGCCTTGCTTTATGGCGTCAGAAAACTCCGGTTTTGACTCTGCCCAGCGATAGAGCGTGTCCTTGCTGATACCAATAGCAGCAGATGCCGCCTCCTTGGATAGACCTTCTTCCATTGCGTCTATTAGCTGTTGGCACATCTCTGGCTTGTATTTGGTAGGCCGCCCCATGATGCCTCATAAGATTATTAGGGTTTAATGATATTATGATTGTAGGCCAAGAGAAAAGGAGTGTCTAGGGATAAAAAAGCCCGCAGTCCGAATACTCAGCTTGCGGGCAAGGGGGTTGTTATTCTATTAGCCGCCATTGCTCTGTTTGGCGGCAACATCGGCTAACGCTTCTCCATATTATCCAGAACTGCCAGTAAATGAGACAGATTCAAAGCTGCTTGCGTGTATTTTAAAGCGTCATCTGCTTTCTCAGATCTTCCACCTTTTTCTGCCAGTTCTTTTATGGCCTTTTCGCTTTCTTTTTTCATTGGGTTTTACCTCCAACAAATGCCGCGCTTTAATCTGGTAGCGCGGCTAACCAGTAATGCTATTATTATGCTGCGCTGGGCGGACCTTTGCGCAGTCTCGAATGCCTGATGCTATGCAGAGCAGGAACTATCCATTGCTAAACTTCCTATCTATCTTACCGCGCTCTATCGCATTGCTCAAAAAGACTAGAACCTTCCTTCTAGCGTAAACCCTGCTGCATCATACCAGCTTTCATAGTCACCGTTAACCGGCCAACCTTTCCCGATATTGCTCTGATGGCGGTACATTATCCCACCGTACCAATGATCGTTAAGCTGCCAGCGATGGCCGACTGAAAATGCCGTTGGCGCGTTACCAACGTAATTTTCGCTGCGAATCTCCAACAGCTGGTCAACCGAAAAAAAGCTGTGCTCCCCGCAAGCCTGGGCAAGCCCTGTTGAAATTAAAAAGCACATTATCAGTAGTCCTGTTTTCATTTTCTCCTCCGTTCGTCCATTTTGTTTCTTTGCTCTATCAGCTCCCGGCACTGGACGCAAAATCCGCCCGCCGTGCATAGGGCATGCTTCTTAATTATTAAATCCCAGGCTTTTCTGCCCATGCCTGAACTTCAAACGCCATCTGTGATGAGGGGAATTTCCATATGCTTTTCTTCGGCATATATCGCGCCATCCCGACCTCGCGTGTATCCCTATTGCCTACAAGGTAATACCCGGCTTTCTTTGGCGGGGACTCTGCCGACTTCCAGTCTGCAAAACTCATTTCTCTAATACCTCCTCGACAGCCTGGATGGTCCATGCTTCGGTTTGTCTTGCGGCTTGGTCTAGCCAGTCGTGGTCTTCAGTCATAATCTACTCCCAGTTTTTCAGAATATGGTCTTCGGCAGCCCGGAGGCACCCAAGCGCCCTGATAGTATCTTTTGGGCCTGATGACTTGATATGGACTTCGTTTCCAGAAATGCCGACAATAACAACCGTGTCAAAACTCATGCCCGCGATATCTTCCAGCAACTCAGATGCGCCTCTCTCGTATTCATCGAAACTTACCAGCTTACTCATTGGTGGCCCCTTTCTCCGCTAGCTTATAAATCCGCTTCGGGCAGTAGTTCCTGACCTCTCCGCCCGGCTCAATCCTATACGATACCAGTCCCTTACTAGTTAGCGACTCCATGGCCGAGTAGACTTGCCCTATTGGAGTTTGCTTTTCCGCCCTCTCCTGTACCGTTCTCCAGATATTCAGCGTGTCTATCTCGCCACTATGAGCCCAAAGCGCCTTTAACGCTGACGCCTCGACGTCGGTTAATTCAGGCTGCCCCGTCATTGGTGGCCTCCGGGTAGTAGTGGTCTCCATATGCGGCGTGGCGGATAACATCGTGAATGGTGTACTTCATCAAGCTGTCATTGCTCACAAGCAAGCAACTATCGCCTACTTTTATCATAATCTCACCGCCGCCCAAAATATGCCGCGCCAGTTCTTCGGGGTCTGTGACTTGTTTCATTTTGTCGCCTCCTTTGCCCCATGAATAAAGCTGTTGACAATAAGGCCAAACATTGCGGCAAAGCCAACCCACACATAAGGATTCAATAGGCCGCCATCCAGCTCAGCCAGCACTAAGCCTAAAGTGCCGCCTAATATTGCGTTGATAATAATGTGCTTCATTTTACCATCTCCTCTCGTTTCATGTCTTGCATTAGTTGGGTGAATGATGGGGCGCCTTTTTGGCGGGTTTCTGTGATGTCCCTAGATTCTTCTGGCGGTTTCTTTTTGCGGAGGTAACCCTCATCTTCCGACCAATATCCGCCAGGCTCTGACGACTCATCCCCTGGAACGTGAATTATGTAAGCCTCCTGACGCTTATCATATCCCATGTAGGATTTTTCCCCTGGCAGGCAAATAATTTCACACTCCAACCACGCCCCGGCCT